GCTCGGTCCGCTGCCGTCACTCTTTTACGAAAGTCTCTCTTCGCTAAATGCGAATTCCTGTCACTTCCTGGATTCAAACCCAGGGAAGCGGCACTGGCTGCCTTTATGGAGTCAGAGGAGACCTGCCGTCTAATAAACGGCCAATGGGAGGAAGGAATCCCTCACCACCGTGATAGGGAATTATCCCATTACGTCATGCGTGCGCGGGATCATATCGCGTCAGTGCTTGGAACGTGTCCGGAACCTCGTACTCTGCCGTTGAACCTAACAAACGGGTCAACATACTCAGTGCCGAGGTCTAAACACCCAAGCTTGAAGCTCGACGGCCGTAGTGGCTGTGAGGCCACACCCGCTGTTCTCAGAAGCGTGGCGTCTACGCTCCCCCATATACAGGTTTTCAATCTGTGTCAAGGGTCGCGCTTCGATACTGTTCCGAAAAACTTCAAGACTGAGCGCTGCATCGCTGTCGAACCAACCATTAACAAAATGGTCCAACGTGGATACGGCAAAACAATACGCCGAAGGTTGTTCGACGCGGGCCTGGATATCCGGATACAACAGGACGTCCATAGATCCTTCTTGGGTCTTCAGTCGAGTTGGGACCACGCCACCTTAGATCTTAAGGCGGCCTCTGATTCCATCTCCCACAATGTCGTCCGGTCCCTGCTTCCTTGGGACTGGTACACCCAGTTAGCCGAATGTTCTTCTCCTTTTGTAAGGATGGGAAACCGCGGTAAAAACTCGGTGTGGCTTGAACTTGAAAAGTTCTCGACGATGGGGAACGGTTTCACCTTTGAACTCGAGACCCTTATTTTCTGGGGTCTCCTGCGTGCCGTTGGAATTAACAAGCCAATGGTCTTTGGTGACGACTTAATCGTTCCTGTGGACAAAGTACCTCTTGTCAAGAGGCTCTGCGAGTTTTGTGGCTTTACGGTCAACGAAGAGAAGTCCTTTTGCGAGGGCCCTTTTCGCGAATCGTGCGGTTTCGACTCGTATAACGGAACGTGCGTTACACCCTTTCGCATCAGAAAACGTAAGTTTGATGATGCGTATGACCTTTGTCACCTGCACAACGAAATACTCCGGTGGGGCAATCGCCTCATAGGAGTGGTTCCGTCTGACGCAGTACGAAGAGCATGTCAACGTATCCGGCAGATGTTCCCACACAAATTCTTGTGGGGTCCGGACGGCGTTGGCGACGGCCATTTTGTTTGTAACTTGGCCGACTTCCCCTCACGTCTTGGTCGACATCCATGCCGGCAAAAGACGTGGGAGGGCTACCTCTTCAAGACAGCAGTTAGGATTCCCTTGCAGGCTAATAAGCGCTGCGAGGTATCTACTGCATACGCGCTCGAGAGAGCGTGTGTGAGCGATCGGAATGATCTAACCAGTTTACCTCCTTTACAAAGGGGTGAGCAGGATCATCGTCTATCAGACGAGTCCGGTCAGGGTTACGCACTAAGAGTGCAGTGGGGGCTCAGCCAGGAGTGGCCTGAGCTTCCTGTGCTATGGTTGTAGTCTAAGC